AATAATTCACCTATATATGAAAGAGAGCTAGAGGATGGTGTTTTAGGTAAAGGAAACAAAAATGGCACTATATTAGTAGCGCCTAACTTAACTGATGATGCAGAAAAAAGCGTCGTAGAACATGAAGAAATTCATATTGATCAAGTTAAGCGTGGTGATTTAGATTACGATGATAACAATGTATATTGGAAAGGTAAAACTTACCCTCGTTCTAAAATGAAAGAGGGTAATCCTAACTTACCATGGGAAAAAGAAGCTTACAGTAAAACAGATCCATACGATAAATATTAATGAAAAAGAAATTTAAAGATACAACCGTAACCCTACATTAGGTAGCGTATTACAAGGTGTTACTTCACCAAAAGAAGCGCTTGAAGCTATTACAAAAGCCGATGTTTCAATAGATGATAAAATAAAATTACAACAAATAATATACGAACAACAGAATAAAGAAATAGAAGCTATAACATCAAGATGGGAAGCAGATTCTATGTCTGATTCTTGGATGTCAAAAAATGTGCGTCCATTAGTTTTAGTATGGTGCATTGTTGTATTTTCTTTTGCAGGTATACTAGATAGTATAGAAACATTGCCTTTTCACATAAATGAATTATGGAATGATACTTTTGAAAAAGTAATGATGTCTGTAGTTTTAGCATATTTTGGTGGACGAAGTAGTGAAAAAGTAACAAGCATATTCAAAAAGTAAAAGTAAATATTAATAAGTAATAATAATCATAAGTAATAACAATTAAAATTTAATCAAATGAGTAAAGATTCAAAAATTACAGAAAAAGAGTTAGAAACAATCAAAGAACAACAACAAAAAATTCAAACAGTTGTTTATGATTTAGGAGCTTTAGAAGCTAAGAAATTTGAAATTTCTGCAGCATTAAAAGAGTTTAACGAAGCTCTAAACGAAACTAAAAAAGAATTAGAAGAAAAGTACGGGCAAGTTAACATTAACTTACAAGACGGATCTTACGAGGAAATTGTACCTGAAGTAGAAGCTGAAGAAGTAAAGTAAAATGAACTCTATTATAAGGAAGATAAGTATAGGCGCGGACTATAAAAACGAAGCTATGCATTATTCTGTTGGACAATCAGTTTATGGTGGTCACACGATTAATAACATAACTTTAGACGAATCTGATAATTCTTATAATATATACATTAAAAAAAACGACGAGGTTATGCCGTGGAAGAAATTTAATTCTAACATGGCTATCTCTGTTGAATACGATTTAGAGTATTAATGAACAGTGTATATGACTTTATTATATCTCCTAAAAACAAAAGATATAATAATGAGAAAAAAGTTGGTGATAAAACTTTAGTATTAAATACTAACATTGAAGATCACAAACTGGTTAGCAAAGAAGCAATTGTAGTTTCTGTGCCATTAGCGTTTAAAACTATTTTAAAAGTTGGAGATGAAATAATGGTTCACCATAATATATTTAGAAGATGGTATGATGTTCGCGGTGAACAAAGAAACAGTGGTCAATATTTCAAAGAAGATTTATATTTTTGTAAACCAGATCAAATTTATCTATATAAAAAAAATGATAAATGGTTAGCTATTGGTCAAAGGTGTTTTATAAAACCTATAAAAGACATTGACAATTTAACGCTTGATATTGAACAAAAACATATTGGTATATTAAAAATAGGTAATAGTTCATTAGAAGCGCTAGGAATCAACGAGGGAGATCTTGTAGGTTTTAGAGCTAACAGAGAATGGGAGTTTATTGTAGGTGATCAACGCCTTTATTGTATGAAATCAAATGATATTATTATAGAATATGAATACCAAGGAAACGAAAAAGAATATAATCCAAGCTGGGCACGTAGCTGTTGAAGAACTTATTAAAGTTGCTAAAGAAGCTATTGTAGATTCAGATGATGATATATCAGCTGACAGACTTAAAAACGCTGCTGCTACAAAAAAATTAGCTATATTCGATGCTTTTGAAATACTTAATCGTATTGAAGAAGAAAAGAACTTATTAGAAGACAAGCCTAAAGAAGTTAAAAAAGAAACTACATTTCGTGGTTTTGCTGAAGGAAGATCTAAATAATGTATAAGCAAAATTTATATAAAATATTACCTGATCATATAAAACCTAAAATTCTTAAACGAATGAATAGGTATAAAAAATGGGAGTACGGATATAATATTGACCACGATATGGTTGTTATATCTAAGACTGGACAAATTGGAGAGATTTATGAAATACAAAATCTTAAAATAGCTTTACCTAAACAAAACAATGTTCATAAGTTTGAAAAAGACAAATGGACTAGGTTTGAATATCCTAAAGTATTAAATAAAATAAAAACAGTGTTTGACTGGAGAGAATATCCAGAGGACTTTAAAGAAAAATGGTATGATTACATTGATGAAGAATTTGCTCGTAGAGAAGAAGGTTTTTGGTACTTTAACAAAGGTATCCCTACTTACATTACTGGCACTCATTATATGTACTTGCAGTGGTCCAAGATTGATGTTGGGCAGCCAGATTTTAGAGAGGCCAACCGTCTCTTTTTCATATTCTGGGCCGCATGTGTTGCAGACTCCAGGTGTTACGGTATGTCCTATCTCAAGAACAGACGTTCTGGCTTTTCGTTTATGGCATCCGGAGAGTGCGTTAACATGGCGACCATATCAACCGACGCACGTTTTGGGATTTTGTCCAAATCTGGCGCCGATGCTAAGAAGATGTTTACCGACAAGGTTGTACCAATATCCGTTAATTATCCATTCTTTTTCAAGCCCATCCAGGACGGAATGGACCGTCCAAAGACCGAGCTTGCCTACAGAGTCCCCGCGTCCAAGTTCACACGAAGAAGTATCGTCAAAACCACTGATGAAGCCGGTGAAACCCTCTCGGGTTTGGACACCACAATCGACTGGAAGAACACAGGGGATAACGCCTACGATGGGGAGAAACTCAGGCTCCTCGTCCACGATGAGTCGGGGAAGTGGGAAAGGCCCAACAACATCCTCAACAACTGGCGTGTTACGAAAACCACCCTTAGATTAGGTTCTAGAATTATAGGAAAGTGTATGATGGGATCAACATCAAACGCTTTAGATAAAGGTGGTAGAAATTTTAAAAAATTATATGATGACTCAGACGTTACAAAAAGAAATGCCAATGGACAAACTCGTTCAGGACTCTATTCTTTGTTCATTCCTATGGAATGGAATTACGAGGGATACATTGATTCTTATGGCCACCCTGTCTTCGAAACACCATCAAAAGAAGTGTATGGACCTCATGGAACACAAATCACAATTGGAGTCATTGAATATTGGGAGAATGAAGTAGAGGGTCTTAAAGATGATCAAGACGGATTAAATGAATTTTATAGACAGTTTCCTCGTACAACTAAACACGCGTTTAGAGACGAGTCTAAAATGTCTTTATTTAACTTAACAAAAATATATCAGCAAATAGATTACAATGAAGAAGCATCATCTGCCGCTGTTGTAACTGCTGGAAGTTTCCAATGGGAAAATGGTATCATAGATACTAGAGTGGTTTTTTCACCTAATAAAAACGGTAGATTTCTTATAACATGGGTGCCACCAACAAATTTACAAAACAGACTTATAATTAAAAATGGTATTAAATATCCAGGTAATGAGCATATGGGTGCTTTTGGTTGTGATAGTTACGATATATCAGGAACAGTAGATGGTAGAGGTTCTAAAGGAGCTTTAAGTGGTTTAACTAAGTTCAGCATGGAAGATGCTCCTGTTGATCATTTTTTCTTAGAGTATATCGCTCGCCCACAAACTGCTGAGTTATTTTTTGAAGATGTATTAATGGCTTGCGTTTTTTATGGCATGCCAATACTAGCAGAAAATAATAAACCTAGATTATTATATCATTTTAGAAGAAGAGGTTACAGAGGTTTTAGTATGAATAGACCAGACAAAGTCTACGCTAAACTATCATTAACAGAAAGAGAGATTGGTGGAATACCTAACTCTAGTCAAGATATAATACAAGCGCACGCTGCCGCTATCGAAACATATATAGAAAATGCTGTAGGATTTGATGGTGATAGTTATGGAGATATGTATTTTCAAAGAACACTTGAAGACTGGGCTAATTTTGACATAAACAGAAGAACAAAATATGATGCATCTATAAGTTCTGGACTTGCTATTATGGCTTGTAATAAAAATAGATATGCTCCAGTTAATAGAACCATAAGAAAAACTATAGACCTTGGGATAAAAAGATATAACAACAAAGGTACATTATCAAAAATAATTAAGTAAATGAATATATACACAAATCCAAACAGTTCTTTTCCTAGCCAAGTTGTGCCGGACGAAGTAAAAAACTCGTTGAAATATGGAGAGCAAGTTGCTCAAGCTATTGAAGGTGAATGGTGGAGACAAGGTGGTAATGGAACTAGATTTGCTACATCATATAATAGATTTCATAGTTTAAGATTATATGCAAGAGGTGAACAACCTGTGCAAAAATACAAAGATGAGTTAGCTATTAATGGTGACATGTCTTATCTTAATTTAGACTGGAAACCAGTACCTGTATTATCTAAGTTTGTAGATATCGTAGTTAATGGTATGACAAACAAAGTCTTTGAAATAAAAGCTAGTGCTCAAGATCCAATATCATTAAAGAAAAGAACAGACTACGCTACAGCTATATATGAAGATATGTTAGCTAAACCTTATTTAGAAGAATTAAAAACAAAGTTAGGTTTAGATTTATATCAAAGTCCTAATCCTGCAGGTTTACCAGAAAATGAAGAAGAGTTAGACATGCACATGCAACTAACTTATAAGCATGCTGTAGAAATAGCTGAAGAAGAAGTTATAGACAATATATTAGCTAAAAATAAATTTACTAATATAAAGAAAAGATTTAATTATGATTTAGTAACATTAGGTATTGGTGCAGTAAAAACAAACTGGAACAAAGCTAATGGTATTACAATTGATTATGTTGATCCTGCAAGATTAATATTTTCTTATACAGAAGATCCAAACTTTGAAGATATATATTATGTAGGAGAAGTTAAGTCATTAACTATTGGTGAAATAGCTAAAGAGTTTCCTGATCTTACAGAAAGTGAATTAGATAAAATATCTAAACAAACAGGTAACAGAGATACTTTATATGGTTGGTCTACTTACGATCCTAACACTATACAGGTTTTATATTTTGAATATAAAACATACAACAGCCAAGTGTTTAAAATAAAAGAAACAGATCAAGGTTTAGAAAAGTCATTAGTAAAAGATGATAATTTTAATCCACCAGAGTCTGATACGTTTTCTAAAGTATCAAGAAAAATAGAAGTATTATATAAAGGAGCTAAAGTAATTGGTAATAATGAATTACTAAGATGGGAACTTGCTGAAAATATGACAAGACCTTTTGCTGATACTACAAAAGTAGAAATGAGTTATGCTATTGTAGCGCCAAGAATGTACCAAGGAAGAATTGAATCTATTGTTAGTAAAACTACTGGTTTTGCTGATATGATTCAATTAACACATTTAAAGCTACAACAAGTTATGTCTAGAATAGTACCAGATGGTGTATTCTTAGATATGGATGGTTTAGCAGAAGTTGATTTAGGTAATGGTACAAATTATAATCCAGCAGAAGCACTTAACATGTATTTCCAAACTGGTAGTATTGTTGGTAGATCACTCACGCAAGAAGGTTCACTTAATCAAGGTAAAGTACCTATTCAAGAGTTAACTAGTTCTAGTGGTCAAGGTAAAATACAAAGTTTAATACAAACTTATCAGTATTATTTACAAATGATACGTGACGTAACCGGACTTAATGAAGCTCGTGATGGTAGTGATACAGACAAGAACAGTTTAGTAGGTTTACAGAAGTTAGCTGCTAACGCGTCTAATACTGCTACAAGACATATATTAAACTCTAGTTTATGGTTAACACTTAGAACATGTGAAAACATATCTTTAAAAGTTGCTGATTCATTAAACTATCCTTTAACTTTGAACTCTTTAAAAAGTTCTATATCTACTTACAATGTAGGTACATTAAAAGAAATACAAAATTTAAACATACATGACTTTGGTATTTACTTATCATTAGAACCTGAAGAAGAAGAAAAAGCACAACTAGAGCAAAACATACAAATGGCTTTACAGCAAGGTGGTATAAACCTTGAAGATGCTATTGATATACGTCAAATTAAAAATTTAAAACTAGCTAATGACGTTTTAAAACAAAGACGTAAAAAGAAAGAAGCTAGAGAGCAAGCTAACCAACAAGCTAATATACAAGCACAAGCAGCAGCTCAAGCTGATTCAGCTGAAAAAGTAGCATTATCAGAAGTACAAAAACAAGAAGCTATATCAGGTTCTAAAGTACAATATGAGCAAGCTGTAAATCAAATGGAGATACAACGTATGCAAATTGCTGCTCAAATAGAACAGCAAAAAATGGAGATCCAACACCAGTATGATATGGCTTTAAAAAGTATGGATGTTCAGGCTATGGAGAAAAAAGAAAACATGATCGAAGATCGTAAAGATAAACGTAGCAAAATGGAAGCTACACAACAAAGCGAATTAATCAGTCAAAGACAAAATGATTCTTTGCCTAAAAACTTTGAACAACCAGACATGGCATCTATGACGCCAAGTGTCTAATTATTAATTATTTAATTATATTATATTATGTCAGAAGAAACAAAAACAACTGAGCCTGTTAAACAGGAAGGTGACTTTAAAATAAAGTCAAAAACAAAAGTTAAAAAGTTTACTGAGAAAAAAGAAGAACCAGTTAAAGTAGATCTTACAAAAGATCCAAATGTAAAAGCTGAAGAACCTATTAAAGTAGATTTAACACAGAAAAAAGAAGAAACAGATGCCATTCAAATCGGAGAAACAGAGAAGGTGGATGTGGGCGAACAAACCGGAGATGGCAAAAGCGTGGACGTTGGAGGAGACAAACCAGTTGAAGAGTCCAGCCCGATTATTGAAGAAATTCAAGAGGTGGGAGAAAAGCCACTACCAAAACAAGAACAAATAGTTAAACCAACTAAAGTTGAGTTACCAGACAATGTAGAAAAACTCGTAGAGTTTATGAAAGAAACTGGTGGAACTATAGAAGATTATGC